CCCCGCCGACGTGCCAATGATTGCCCCGCCGACCGCCGCGCGCTTCGTGATCGGAGCACCCTCGTCCTTGCGCGGTTCGCCCAGGATCTTCGAGCCGACATAGGTTCCTCCACCGCCGACCGCCGCGCCAGCCGCCGCACCGCCAGCCACAGATTTCAACACAGTGCCAATGCCCGTGCCGCGCCGAAAAGCGGGAATAAGCCCGAGAGCCGCACCCGAGATCCCAGCCGATAGCCCGGCCTTCACCGCCGATGGGAGTTTTTTCTGCTCAAAGAGCCGCAGCTTCTTCGCGCCGAGGTATCCCGCCGCACTGACGCCCGCCAGAGCCGGAGCCAACTCCGCACGCTTCGCCGCCCTGGTGCGTTCGCCGTAGGGATCACGACCACCCTTGGTCGCCGCACGGATCGCCAGAACGGACGCACCACCGAGGCCGCCACCGATCAGCGCCATTTTCCCGCTCGAAATCCCAATAGCCCGCGAGGAACCCAGCTTTCCGCCCGCCAGCGCACCGGCCACAGCTCCCGCGGCGCCGCCGCGCAGGATATTCGCATCGCGCCGGTCCAGATCCTCGTCGTGGATCTTCTTGATGTAGCGATCCTTCGCCACCTTGCCAGTGAACGGAATCCCGTCCTCCTCGCGCACCATGAATGCCTTCACGGAACGACCACCCTCGATCCCGCTAACCGGACCGAGGGTGGGTTTCCGCTTTCCAGCACCATCACCAGCACCAAAATCTTTCTTCTTCTTCCGGCCAACGGTTGCGCTCGCCGCCGCAGCCGCGCCGCCCGCAGCGACAGCACCGGGAGCCAGAAGCGCCTTTTTGGCGTAGCCTTCCGCAGCCCGGGCCTTCGTCATGGCCAGTTCGTCAAAATACCCGCGCACATCGGCATTCTGCGTCTTCGTCGCAACGTGCCGGATCGCCTCGCTCTCGTTCTCGCCGTGCTTCCACAGGCGCGCATTGATCTCGGCATGTGCCGCCTCACGGCCCTTGCGCAGCTTCTCATGCTTTTGCGCCAGAGCTTCGGGAGACATCCCCTTCTTCATCTTGCCCGACTTCGGGTTCACCACGCCTTTTGCGCGGTGCTTGTAAAGTTCGCCAACCTCCCAGTCCCAATGCCCGAGAGCTTCCTTGTGACCGGCGCGGAACCGCGCGAAGTGCTCGGTCTGGAATGATCCGCCGATATTCTTCGCGATGAATCCCTCGGGATTTTTCTTCGCGTGCCGCAGGATTGCACCGGCAACATGGCCCTGCACCCCGCGATTCATCGCCTCCTGCGAAGCGTCGAGATAATCGGCCACCATCCGCCCGCCCGCATGGAGATCCGCCGCTGGCGGCTTGAAGACGCCTCGCAGACCCTTGACCTTCGATGCCTTCGACAGCGCCTCACGCGTAATCCGGCGACCGGGGATCTTCATCATCGAAGCCGCCGCAGGCATCAGCGATGCGCCCACTCCGGCCACGCCAAGCCCCGCAGCAACACCAGCCTTGCGCTTCAACGACATCTTTTCCTTCTCTGCCGCAAATTCCTTGAGCCGTCCGCGGATGCAGGCCGAGAGCGCCCATGCAGGCCGGGCGGCCCTGATGTAGTCGTCGCTCTTCATGCCTCTGAAGAACCCGCGATTCTCGGCCGACACGCCATTTTGCCCAGCCTTCATTCCAGCCCGGAAAGCATTGCGGGTTTCTTGGAATGTCTGCCGGGGATGCCGGATATTGTAGACGCCACCAGCCACCGTCCGCTTCGCCCACTTGAAAATCCGCCCAATGTCGGAATAAACCGCCGTCGAGTGACCGATGTTGTCGGCTTGCTTCGTCACGTTTTCCGCAGCCGTCTTGGTCGCCGCCATTGTCGCCTCCGCCGTAGCCGCCACCTTCGGCACCGCCTTCTTCACCGCCTCGGCCACGCCGGGGATGTGCTTCGCCGCCTGCTTGTAGAGCCCATGCACGCGAAACGCGCCGTAGCCCGACAGCCCGAGAACACCCAGCCCGCCCGCGAGCTGCGCCGCATCGCGCACCTTCGAGAGTGTGTCCCGCTTCTGCTTCACGACCGTCACTTGCTGCTGCTCAAAAAATTTCGCGCTCAGGTTTTTGCTCCGCTTCACCGCCTCGCGGATGAGATCCATCTTCGACGGCGCCGGGGTTGCCGCTGGAGCCGCCACCGGAGCCGGAGGCACTTGCGCCACTCTTGCCCGCACTTTCCGGCCACCAGGTTTCCCCATCGCCGGGATCGGAATCCCCGTCTGCGGCGTTCCCTCGGGAGCGCGGAAGATCGGCTTGTCCGGCCGCGCCGCGCCGCCCATCTTTGCGGCACGGGCCGCACGCTTCTCGTTCGGACTCATGTTCGGAGCCGCCTTGGCATACCATTCCCGCACAGCCTTCTTCTTGGCCGCCGCCACCTTCTTTGCCAACTTCTCAGCATCGGCCACGCCCTTCCGGGCCTCGGCAGCCTTGGCGACCGCACCGGAGCGCATCGCCCCGAAGATCCCACTGGCAGAGCGGTCCGCGCCAGCCGAAGCCTTCGCCGCCGCATGAGCCGCGCTCAGCTTCGCCCGCAGGCTCTCCACCGTCCGCATCGCGCCGCTCGTCATGCTCCGGTGCAATCCCACCGCCAGAGCACCGCCGCCGACCGCCATACCCCCGCCAATCAAAGCCGCTTTCACAAGTCCACGCCGCTCGTCCTCGGGAGTATTTGCAAATTCCTTCATACCCGCAGCACCCCCCGTCAACCGGCCGTAGTCGCACGGCATCTTGATCCGCCACGGCTTGCCGTCCTTGTCCTTGCCCTCGCGGATCGCCCCGCGCCGCGTCTCCACCGAAATGTCCAGCCCGCCCACGGTGACATGCTTCATCGGGTAGTTCCCCGCCTTCTTCTGCGCCTCAGTAGGTTTCATCCTTTCGTCCCTTTCGTCGCTTCCGTCCCTTTCCTCACCAGCACCGGTTCATCAAAACTGCATTTCGGCCCATCATGCCGGTAGAGCACCCAGTCCTCGCCGCCGTGGTCGCACACGATATACCGCGTCCCCCCATCGCGCGAAATCGCTTCCATGAACGAATCCGTCGCCACATGCACGCCGAACCCCGCCTTCCCCAAGTCTCCGATCGCCGGATGATCGACCATGAACCCCCAAATAAAATGATGCTCCGTCTTCCTCATGGCTTCCCCTCCGGCGGAAGGCCCAGCGCCTCGCGCTCCATGGCATCCTCACTCGCGGCAAGCTCGGCGATCATCATGTCGCACGCGCTCACCTGCCGCGCCGCATCGACCACCAGCACCATGTTTTCCGGCCGGTTTGCCAGCAGTTCGACCATTCGCACAGCCGACGCCCTCGACTCCTGTAAAAATGCAATCGTCATTTCTTCGCCTTCCCGTTGCCGCTCTTGCCCGACTTCCCGCTCTTGTTTTCGGATTTCGCATTTCCCATTTCCGCATTTCCCATTACGGCCTGCGGAGCAGGGCGCGGCACCATCTTCTCCACCTGCGGCCTCGGCAGCCCATACATGTTCACGATCGCCATGATCGCGCTTTCGCGGTCCATGATCCCCTCGCCCGCATTGCTCAGGATCTCCAGCAGCGGCTTCACATCCGTCCCCGCCTCGACCATCGGCGGCGGCGGACTCGGTGGCGTGTTGATCGCAGCCAGCGCCGCGGTCGGGTTCTCCAGTCGCTTCGTGATGAGTTCGATCGGGACATTGATTTCCATGGCCACACGTTGCAGGTAGGCCACCTCGCTCGCCGAGCGCCGCGTCACTTCCTCAAATGTCTGCCCACTTTCCGCGATGAGATCCGTGGCCGTGCACAGCCCAGCCTCCAGCATTTGCAGGTTGGCCGACGTGTCGTGCCCGTAGTCGCCGGTGAGCGAAGGCCCGAATCCCCAGCGGCCAGAACGCCACTTCGGATGCGCCGGGATCTCCCGCATCCCGATCGCACGACCGAGCACCGCATCGCGCACCGGATCGAGCGCCTGCTCACCGATCAGGTATTGGTAGCGGCGGATCCCGCGCATCGCCTGCGCGATCTCCACGCGGCCGGTGTGGCCGGAGAACGCCGACATATCATAGAGGAACCCATACGGCATGTTGAGTGCCGTGGAAATCTCGCGAACCATCACCTCAACCAACGCCATGAACGCGCCCGACGGACGGTTCGTGCCGGGAGCGAATTTCACCTCCTCGCCCTGCCCGATCCGCAGCACCTTGCCAGCCTGCATTTCGATCATCGCCGCCGCACCGCTGCTGCCATTCGTCGGCTTGCTGCCATTCCACGCGCTGGCCCCGCCATCGCCCCGCGTCGGGTCGGACGTGTGGATAATCCCCGAGTGGCCGACCTGCCACTTCGCCGCCTGCTTCTCAAAGAGATAAATCTCGTAAAGATCCCGTGCGGGAGCGATCGCAGATGCCAGAGCCGACACCCCACGGTATTGGTCCACACGGTTCGGATCGAAGACATGGATGAACTGCCCTGCCGGAACCTCCGCATCGAAATCGTATTTGTTGTTTACCCGATCCCGCTTGAAGATCCGGTAATTCAAGGGCGCACCCGTCGCAGGATCGATCGTGATCCCGCTGATGTAGTCCGGGTTATTCGCGTTCACCGGCTCGTGCGGGTTCCCGATCCGGTCGGCCTCGACCGCCTGGAGCCGCAGCTTCGTCTCGCCCTGCGCCCAGCTCTCCACCATGTTCCAGCCGTGGTCGCCATCGGTGATGACCGCCCACACCATCATCCACACCAGATCCCGCAGCCGGTGGCGTCCGGTCAGATCCGCGCTCTCGCACCAGTTATGGAAGTAGTCCTGGTAGATCGTATCAATCTCCTCGTCCCCCGTCTGCGAGACGTATTGCACGCGGTCGGCCACATACTGCACGATCCGCGCCACGATCCCCCGCAGCAGCCCGAAGTTCCTCACCACATCCCGTGCGTCCCACATGATCGCAATGCGATCGCGGTTCATCCGCGCATTCTCCGACGACGCATTCTTCCCCAGGCCGCCGCTCTTCCCACGGTAGCTCCCGGGGTTCGCCGCATCGTAGCCAAACATTTTCAGTCGCTCCCGCGCCGCAAACCGCTGCAACCCAGCCACCGGAGCAAGATACGCCCACGCCCGATCAAGAAAGTTCATACCCATGCCCTCCTTGTCACCGCTCACGGTTGAACCCCCGAGAAATCCGGAACCGCCCACGACGGCCCGCCTTTCCCCCGCCGCTCGTTCCTCACCCGGATCGCCGCATGGAGCCGGTCGCGCACCGATCCCAGATCCTTCTGGTATTGCTTGTCCCCGTCGCCCTGCGAAATGTAGAGCGTCGCCTCTTTCTTCAGCTTCGTGATCTCCGCATCCAGCTCCTCCCCGGTGTAATCCCGGTATATTTCCATCCAGTCCGTGCTTGCCATGCCCCCTCGCCAAGCGTCAACCTTTGCGACTCCGCACCCCTCCAATGAACATCATTGTCTATATCGCCAGATTGTTAGTTCTAGCCGCTTTCACATATGCGTTTGTCGTCCTTTTAGAGCACGGCCCCGGAGGATTCACGAAAGGGCTCCCGATCGAGTGGCGCCGAATAGCGGGCGGAGGCCCCGCTCCATTGCCAACGCCATCCGCGCAAGTCAAACCGACCCCAGCGCCCCGCGAGGTAGTAACCCTGGCCAGCCAAATCGCGATCGCCGCACAACTTTTATTCAGACGGTATATATATAGTTATTCATAAGTAAAAATACCGGGCTCCCCTGGTCTTATGCTAAGGCGCGAATGTGGAACGCTTCAGTCCCTTTGAATTGAGGATGAAACTTGAAAGGGAAACGAATGTGGAACGCTTCATTCCCTTTACTTTAGACGGTAACAATCTAATATGAAGTCCTTATGAAATACCTA